ATAACACAACTTCATATTGGATAGAAGACATTAATCAATTCCAAATATTCGGTGGAGTAAAATATTTTGAAAAAGTATTTGAAAATTTATCATTCGCTAAATTTTTAAACTTAACTGAAAAGAGTCAAGGCGTTATTAGTTGGGAGTCGTATACTGATGGAATATTAACTCCATACAAAACAATGGCGATTGAAATTGTACAAGCTGACCAAATTAATAAATCGACAATTGTAAAACTTGACCAAGTTGAAGTTAACTCAGGTCAAATTAATGGAGTGGCTGGATTCGCTTATTCAGAAGTCCCATCTCAAGAGTATTCTGTCAACCGATATTCTTCCGAATATGAAGTATTGACAAAACCTGTAGCTGGATTCAAATATGAATTTTCAATAAATGATAATATTTTACATGGAGCAAATGTTTGCCTAAATCCATACGTCGATAATTTCTTTATTATAAAGGACTATGAATTTGTGAAATACTCAAAATCTTCAATTCTTGATCTTGAAAACAGTCAAAAATACTCATCCGTTTATCCATATATCGGAGAGACTCCGATTAGTCGAACTGACTTTAATATGTTATCTTCGAGTTGGGATTACGGATATCATTTCGAATACTCTAATAAAACAGATTACGTAAAGGTTCCAGGAACACGTCGAGTTACTGAAGATTATTCATTTATTTCCAAGTTATTAAATGTTCCTATGCAATTCATAATGGAAGACTTTACTTCAATTGAATTAAACAATACTGACTTTTTAGCATCGTCCGCTACTCAAGCAAATATTGTGTATTCTCAATTTGCAACTGAGATTAAATTCAAATTAAATATACCAGATTTAATAACTAAGCACTTATCAAATAACGGACTTCGTGACCAATTTTTAAAGTTCTTTAAATATTCAAACGGTTCTCAAATTACAACAGACCCAGTATTCCTAGATCAGCTTACATTTGAAGAATACTTATCTCAATATTGCTCAACTAACTTAACAAAATTATATCAAGTAGAAGCATTTGAATTTTATGAATTAGATGATAGAACGATCAATAATAACTTAGTTTCATTCGAATCGGTTGAGTATGATTTACTCGGAGACTTAGGTTACGACTTAATTCGATCAGTCCGAATAAATAATACCAAATCTAATGTAATTGAAGGATCGATTTTGATAAAACCGAATACTGGAGTTAAATTAGTTCCAAAAATAAAAATTAAGTTCATTTAATGGCAGTCATTATAAATCTAAGGGAAGTATCCGCACTTGATAGTCAATCTGACTTATCTAGTAAATTAAATTTCAACTTTAACCAGCTAATCGCATTAGGGATTGGCCAAACTGGTCCTACTGGACCTGCTGGTTTAACTGGAGCAGCCGGTCCAATTGGGCCAATTGGACTTACTGGACCGCAGGGCTCAGTAACTTATGGGTTATCTGCTGCGATTGCACCAGTAACTGCACCGACTGGCGGATCCTATCCGTCTGCTATGGTTTTGGGCGATATTTTAATAACAGCCGACACTATATTAAAGAAAGTATCCGGTGGAAACGGTTGGTTAGAATTAGCGAATTTTAATACTCTTGTACAAACTGCCCTAAGTTCAAATATTTCGCCATTTGTAAGATTAACTCCTACCTCTAGAATACTGAAAGCTAGAGTATCGTCTGGGTCTGATTTAACAAATAGTGCAACATCAACTGATCCAAGTTATGCAACTCCTGGAGCAGGAGTTAACTATCAAACTGTTCTTTATAACTTTAATGAGTTAAACTCTAAATCTGTAATATTCGATGGATCAAATATCGTAATTAGTGCAAACTCGTCAACCGCTAAGACCTTTGCTCCAGCAACCGCGGTTAATACGTCAACTGAAGAAATTACATTTACGTCAAATCACGGATTAGTGGATGGCCAATTTGTTACATACTCAGCGGAAGGTGGAACTGCAATAGGCGGACTTTCTAATTTCAATGGATATTTTGTTCTTAAGATTAGCGATACAGTTATTCAATTATGTGAAACTGCCGCTGATGTTACTAACACAAATCCAATAAATTTAACTTCTACTGGTTCAGGAACCTCTCCGCATAAATTAATAACGTACCCTTCTTCTACTGAGAAGATGTTTCCAGCTACTTCAAACCTATCATTATACTCTTATTTTAATGGAACCGCAACTGAGGCTAAGGAATTTGCAACAACAAGTAAAGGATACCGACATCAATTAGAATTAGGATCAATTGATGCCCTTTCCACTTCATATACTTCAGGCTCAGCTGGCGAATCTTACGTAATTAGTCCAAGTTTTGAAAATCTACGAATGCGTAAATATCGATTATCGTACGGAACTTCTTTTGGTAATGAAGCTAATCCTGGAACCTATTTTCTAAGAGCGGAATACGACTTATCTTCGAGCGGAATAACTGCTTCGCCTGAGTCATTTGCTCCAAGAAGAAGTAGTGAGCAAATTTGGAAAATTAACCGAGCTGAGGCTCTTCAAGCTGACGGTCGTTCAATTGAAATGAAGTTTACGAACTATCGAATCTTAACGGACACTGAGTCAGCCAGTACAATTTCAATCGATGGATTATTTTTTAAGAGAAACGCAAGTTTTGGTGGCGGATCAGCTGCTGCCTATTGGGGAGCAGGTTTTAACTCAGCCAACAATAATATTACCTTTAAAATAGGGAGTACCAGTTCAGTATTTGAGTTTAGAAACCCCATTCAAGTCATTAGCTCAACCGGCGCAGTTACTACATACGGAGGTACTGGAATAACTGGCGTTCCTACTAGCGGCAACTCATTTACGATTGCGGCGCCGGTTACAGACTTAGCAATATTAACAGTAGACGCCACTAAAGAGCTACGTCTTAATAATGCAATTAAGATCAAAGGTGATCGTCTTAATCAAGGAATCCCTTTTCCAGCTACACAAATTCCATCAGCGGATGCAAATACGCTAGATGATTACGAGGAGGGTACCGTTACTAATGCTCTATTCTTAGGACGATATGAAACTCTTAGTGGTGGTAAACTCATACTTCCAACCAATTATCATTCATACGCGACGGCTAACTCATTTTCAGGCTTTCAGCTGTCTCAGTCATTCACATACACTAAAATAGGTAGACGCGTTCATTTTAATTCAATTTATACACTAGACCTCAACTCTTGGCCAGCTGACGACATGACATCAGGTTCAGGCTACTATACATACACTGGGTTAGGGCTTTCATTACCATTTTCAGCAAGTGCACACGGTCATCTAAATGCACAAGTGACCGTTACTGATATAACTACTTTACCGGATCCTCAGCCTGACTATACTGGAATCTCGTATATACAAACATACTCTAATTATTTAGGAAGCCTTATTTCTAATGGTGATGCCGCGAGAGGATGGATTTATCTGCAGTCACAACACGCTTTTCCAGCAAATGAAGGCTCAACTGTTACTAATCGACTAAGCCAATTTTCGCTATTTAACCGAGCTGCTCGCGCTCCGCTAAACACCTCAAACGGAGAATATGGAGGTAACGTAACTATTCGAATCTCTGGATCGTATGACGCGACCGCTTAAACCTTAAGCTTAAACGGAATAGCTTTCTTTTTATCAAGCATACGTTCATAGTCCAGTAATACATTAGCATCAAATCCATGGCTAAGGTTCATTATCTTATTTAGTAAAATAATGTCCTTAGTCAGACAAATTCCATCCGATATTACAACTTGGTCCGTGCCAGATACAACAATAACGTTTTTATCCGGTTGAAAATCAGTGAGAGTCGGCATCTCAACCAGAAGCCTATCCTTGAACTCATTATTCTTTAATCCCGGAAGATGCAATACAGCCTTTCGGCTAATTGAGTAGCCTAACGGTCTATTGCTTTTAGTATTTAGTTTAAAAATCTCGTACCGGTCAAGCTTTTCTGATTTACATACAATATAGATCACAGCCTGTTTATGTAGAGCAGTATTAGTCAAATGAAAGTTTAGGTGCTCCAATACAGGAATCTGTTTTCTTAAGTAAACCGTCATTACCTCAGATAGAATAGCTGACGCCATTCGAACGATTTCCTTACCATTAGAGTCATTCGATTGGGCCAATTGAGATACTATAACCATTAAGTTTTGATGTGCCCTAACTGCGTTTAAATGTGAATCGTAGACCTTCTTATCAGCTATAATAGTATTGATATTTAGGTAGTGAAATGCAATTTCGTAAAAGTTAGAGAAATCAGTCTCAAGCTGATTGAGATACTTTTGTTTTGCGTCCATTAGAATGTACGTGTAGTATTCCAGATCGACAAAATTCGCTTGGCATAGCCACATAGGGTCTAGGACAAGCTTCGGGTTCAAAGGCTTCATGTGTAACCCCGATTTTCTTATTATTTATTTTAGTCTAAAACCGTAATACTCTGCGATAAATAACAAAAAGACAAAATTAATGCAAGTAGTCACCTACAAGATAATTCCGGAACCTGATAAGAACTCGGTTGCGTACAGTAAAAATTATAGAATATTTTCTACTGGCGAACCTTTACCTGGGGCTGTGAAAATCGTGGGATTCGATGAATCGCTTGAGCTTGGAACAGCGGTCTCTACTAATATTAATCGTAAATTTAGATATTCGTTAAACCGTGGAAACTGGTCACTTTGGTATTCCTTTAGCCCAGACGATCTTTCTGAAATTAACGTGCTAGACTTTGCAAATAGCGACGTCTTCTTTGAGGTCAAGTACGAATACGATAACGGAATTAATTACGATGCGCTTACCTCTCCATTAATCGTTAACAATATTAAATTTAGAGTTCAAAGCACTCACATTGATGTAACTCTATACACACCGACCGTTTACTGTTCAGCTGAACGCTGTCCAGCTCTAATCGCTGAGAGAGAAGCTTCATTTAAACCTTATGAAGTTGGAAGTGCGATCGGAATCTCTAAGGAATTGAGCCTACAAACAAATAAATTGTTTGGCCATGAAGTAGTTTACTTTAAAACTGAGCCGGATAGAGATGGCGGAGATTTTATATTTAAAGAGTGGACTCTATTTAAAACACTGGATCGAAAATGTGTTAAAGTAGTAGTTCCAAATAATGTATTCCCAGATAATAAACCTAACTTTACTGAGTTTGGTGTAGATTTTGAAATACCATTTGAGATTCATATCGATAATATCTACTTTCAGTCTATTTTTGGACCAAACACACAACCTCGTAAAAGAGATTACATGTACTTTCCATTAACCAATCGAATGTACGAAATTCAAGGATCTTATCTGTTTAGAGGATTCATGATGGAGCCTCTTTACTGGAAAATTCAATTAACTAAATTTCATCCAAATATCGATATGCTAATGAAAGAGCCTGATCGAATATTCCTTGACAATATTATTATGACAAGCGATGAACTATTCGGTGTACAAGCTGAAGTTCAGACAAATGATGCTCTGGATAAACAACAGTTTAAAACGATTTCGCACAAATTCGATGAGACTCGTAGATCACTACACCCAGATCTTGATAATAAAATTTTGGATAAAACTTTTAACTATGCTCCATTAATCGAGTACTATTACGATATGAGTGCAGTTAAACCAGTCTTGCAAAATTACATAACTACTACCTCAAACACAAAGGAAGATCAGTACCTAAAAACTACTGCAAAACCTTACGAAATTTGGGCATACGAAAGCAGTTCAATTTACAGTGCATGGCTGAATAACCAATTAAATACTGGAGACAGTTACCTAGATTCTACTGGTAAATTAGTCTCAGTTAAAATGAATGGGCCCAAAGATTCTTTCCTTGATCACTTAGGCAAATATGTGGTAGTTGAAGGTTATCGAGACCTGAGCCTAACCTCTAGATTTCAAGATTTAACCCAAAGTTTTGTTGGCAAATTTCAATTCAAGCAATCCGAGCATGCAGTTGTCTATAAAGCAGTTGCCTCAACTGAAGTTACTCCAAATATGACATTTAGCGCGCTAGTTAAATTCAATGCAGGATCACAGACCATCCGAATATTTGATGGATATGATAACATCAATAGTAAAGGCTTAGTCATCTCCTGTGGAATAACTGACGTTTCTGGATTACCTAGCGTAACGATTCACGTAAGAATTAATAGCAGTCAATACTCATTTACTGTTGGCGAATTGTTATACGATGAATGGTATTCAATAATCGTTCCAGTATCCGCTCAATACGGCCAGCTTGAAGTTAACGTATATGAATTTAATCAGGACCCAGCGAATATTAAAAACTACAATCGACTTGACTTAGTATTTAACGGCTCAGCTAAACCTGGAACATTTAGCTTTGTAACTACTCAAAATTGGGCTCTACCTTCTGCTAATTATTCAATTGCAAATGTTAGACTATTTAATACAATGGTTCAGTCAGAGGATCACGAATTTATAGTGAGTCAGCTATTCGTTAGAGACGAATCTACTCTAGCTATAATTGATAATGCTCGACCTCGACTAAATGTACCATTCATTGCAATAAACAAATAACAATTATGTATAAAGATCTAAATCAACAACGTCTTTTTGACAACGTAAATATTGGATTCGAATTTGAATTCTTTTCTCCAATCGGTAGGGCTGAGCTTGCTGAAAAATTGGAAGTATTACTTGGCAAAAAAGTAATCAGCACAAACGAATACAATTCAGATATTGCCGTAAGTTACTCAGAATTCAAATTAGAGCCAGATTTTTCAGGCGGATTTAAAATGAATGAGCTTATTACTGGAGTAATGCCATATAATGAAGCAATTCACGTTATGTATAAAGTTATGAATTTTATCGATGAAAATGGATTCACGACCGAACGTACTGGACTGCATATTAATATGTCACTAAATGAATTTGATCTTGGTTTAAGAGAGCGTCTTCAGAATCTAAATGTTTTTAAGTACATTCTTGGACTAAATGAGGAGAAAATCTTTGACATGTGGCCTTCTGCTAAATCTAGAATTCAAAAGATTTACAAGAATCCAGTAACAAATATTTACCCTAAAAATAAGTTCCTAGCTGAGACGTCAATCGCCTATTCAAAACCCAGCAGTCCACTTGAATTTAATTACCCTCAATCTAAATACTTTGGAATTAATTTCGATAAGTTAAAAGACGGTTACGTTGAAGTTAGATACGCAGGTGGAGCCGACTATCAAAATAAGAGATCTAGTGCAACTAACTTAGTTAACTACATAGCCGAGTCTCTGTACAACACGCTTCAATCTAATTACCAATACTCAATTGATGAACAGAAAAAAGTTCACGATGTTTTGAAAAAACAAAGAGATAACACTCTTGCTCTAAAGTCATACGAAAATTTCACTAAGAATTTTCCAAATATCGATCTTTACGTTGACTTAAAAGATGACCCTCGTATTCTTGAAGCAAATTACCTAAAGGTTAGAGATAGCCTATTTGACTTAATTACTTTTGGCCAAATGACTAAAGGTTCTATTAACTATGATACTGATACGGAGAGAGTTCAATTAAAAGATTCTTCGTTAAAGGAAGGATTTGGAATTAAAGGGCTTGACTTGATAAATTGCTCAATTGAGGCAGAGATTACAGACTGTATGCTTTATGGCTGCAAAGTAAGATCATCACATATAACCGAATGTCGAATCCTAACCGGAAACGATATCCGATACTGTCACCTAGACGAGTGTATGTTTGAAAAAGGTAGCGTTAATCGAATAGACCTTAGTTATATCAAAAGTTCTCCAGAAAGTGTCATCTATGCTAATCTAAATGAGTGTATCGTTAGATCAGGTATTATTGCACTAGATGCAGAAGTTGATAGTAAAACAGAAGTTCTTTCAGGTACAGCAAAAGGCAGTAAAAATCCAATAAAATAACGATTCTTCTTTCAAGTTAATAAATAACTAAAAAGTTAGATACTTTAAATAACGATGTCAATTCAATTAAAAATTTCAAGTGTAAAATCAATTAACGGTGCTAGCTTAACTAGCGTTGTTGATTTGGCTAATTTTAATTTTAGCACAATAAAGTCAGCAATAACTGAGTTTCTATCAGCCGTTAACTTCGATCAAACTGGTGGAGTTTCAGTTGACATTGAAGGAATTTCAGCAAACACAATCATCGTTAGGCAAGGTCTAACTGTATACGGTGCACAGCAACAAAATGGGTCGTATCCTGAAGTAATAAAACTCTACCCAACTGGCGCAATCACCGGTAAAAATGCGGTAATGGAAGATGTAGTTGAAGGTAAAAGGCTTCGACTTAAAGTATACGGAGCAATTCCGCCAACTGGAGTTCCAGGAGAAGTAATCTACATTACTCAACAGGGCGGCCGAATTGAAGGATTTTATGGATATTTAGTATCAACTGGCTGGACGCTACTCAGCGGAGGCGGTGCAGGTTCTTGTAGAGCGGCTGTAACCAGATCGGTAACGCCAAATGTAATTACTGGAGACTCTGCTTTAGTTTCACCAGGATTACTTCCGATGCCCGCGCCGATCACGACTAGTGAGTACTTATTGTTCATTAACGGCCAACAAATAATCATAGGAGATGGCACCAAAGTAGCGCCAGCGTACTTTAGTAAAGACAATGGGACTACTGCAAGTAATTACGGGGCAGTTGATTCAACTGATGAACTTTATTGGAACACTTCTGTTGCTGGATATGGACTAGACGGTGGCGATTTTGTAACTCTAATTTACACATCAGCTGATCCTTATTGCGGAGCAGCTGGCGTTTTATGTACGACCGAAATTGTGCAAGCTGGTCAAAGTTCAACGAATCACCCACAGGTTGGAGTATCGGTTGTGTTAGATACAAACGCTACAGAATCTGCGCCAATCACAGTATGTTCTGTACCAGCGCCGACTCTATCTCCATCTGGTATTTTACCGGCAGGTTATTACTTAAATAATGCAGCAATGGCATTTGATATTTCAACTCCATTAACTATTGGAGCTCTTCTTGAATTTACTCTACCTCAAGCAATGACTGAGCCGGTATTTGACACAGTTCGAATATTCCATAATGTAAATGGAGTCTATGTTGATGAAACTGTCTTAACTGGACCGTATGCTCCTGACTATGCAACTAGAAAAATATGGGCGCAAGTAACCTCATTTAGTCCTTTTTACGCTATTCCTTTTCAGGCTACTCCAACTACAACAACTACAACGGTTTCGCCTACCTTGACTACTACGATCGCACCAACAAGTACAACAACGACTTGTGCTCCAGGCTCAATTAATTAC